CATGTCTTCGGGAGGAATGTCTTCAAGTTGTTCCAAAACAGGGTCTCTGGTTTCTGGCTCATTTACTACCTCGTATTCGCCTTCAAAAGCGGTAGGGTGATTAGTTCGCAATTCAGCCAGCCGTTTCTCTATCTCATCTCGAGACATGTTTTCGATTGCGTGATAATGATTGGTTTCTCGGCGGTCTATAGTCAAGCCACCAAGTGATGATCGTATTTTTTCAGCATTGACCGCAGCAGAAAATTGGTTTTCTTCTTCTGCCTTGAGCGACAAATCACGGAACCTTTTTAATTGTCCAGTAAGTGTAACTCCATACTTCTTCTCACGGTCCTCCCTCAGCTCTGATATGTATTCTGCCAGGTGTGGAAATTCTTTTTCGTTTAGCAGAGCGTAAGCTCTGTTCCTGGCCTTACCGTCTTTGTCAGAATATCCAGCCAGGCGAGCGCATTCAGCATTGGAGTGAGTTCCCTCTACATAATATTTAGCAAACTCTTTTTGTCTGTTGGTTAGCTTCCTGCCATAAGACTCTTCCAGTTCTTCAGCAACTCGGTCAGATTTCTTTTTAAAATAATCAGCTTTTGTTTTTCTCATTTCTTGTCCTATATACAGTCTTTCAGATGAAAATAAAAAAAATATCTTGAAGGGGATCGCATGCGTCGGACGGACTCAGCTTCTGAACCTGGGACGGGGGACCATGTTTCGGGACGAGGCGGGACGAGGTGTGGGACGGATGACAATGCTCTTTCACTATTACAATCAATCACTTATCTCACTCCCATCACTTTCGTCCCAGTTTCTCACTTTTACATGTCCATTTTTTAAAAATCAAACTCATTTTTGATCTGAGACCCCTATATAGGGACAAACTAAAATAATAGTATGATACATGTTGCAATTCATTCCAAAATATGCTACAGTAGCATCTTACACATTAACACGAACACAGACACGGAGAAAGGAGAAAGACATGACTAAGTATCATCCACAGACATTCACGGCTGGCGCATACAAAACTAAGGTGTATTGGCCTGACCCTCGAACCGCGTTACAGGAAGTACGAAAAGTACATTATTTTGAATCAACTCAAGAAGCGTATGAATGGACCATGTGTGGTGGCGAGCACTTGTTTGAACCAGAGGGCTGGAGTGATCTACAAAAAATTAAAAATGGAGATACTTTAGTCGTCAAGAGTGAAGGGGTGGTAGGGGTAGCAAGCGCATGGCCCACGGCTGTCACAAAACAACAAGGAGCTTTTCATAGTTTTAAAGGCTTTTTGAAACTTAATGAAGATGATTATTATGATTGGGATATGGGACTGGTGCCAGAAGAAGATGTTGACGATGTCAATAATATGGCTAATGAAAAGGACTGGGACTTTGCATGTCGCGTGTTCCAGGGTGAAAAGATGCGGGACAGTGAATTTGCAGCGAAAGCGGCAGAACGTATCAAGCCCATAAGTCTTCATGAATCAGCGTGTGATGGCTGGTCCGAGGACAGTGAATTTGACACCCATGAAGAGGCTGCGGATTACATTATTAAAAAATGGTCCGAGAACTATTTGATGAATCACGACGGAGGCCCGATTACTGATGGCGTTGTGCGATTGGATATAAATCGAGGTACGACCTGGAAAGCGTTGAAAGATAGTAAAAGGAGCAAGTAATGAAACGATACGGAGTAAAAACAGATGCTGCTGCTGCTTTGAGCAGGAAATGGAAGCAAGCGAAGAAGCGTAACACCAATAAAAAAATCAGACAGAAAGGGAGAAAGTAATGATTAAGGATGCGGTGTATTTTTTAGAAAAAACAAAGAGGCGCAAAACTATTCTGGGCTGGGACAAGGTCCAGTTGATTGAGCGTAGACCTTTGAAGGCGGTAATAAAGGAGAGCCAGGAGTCCATTTTCTTGGACTACGAGTGGGTAATCCTGGTGTGTTCTAACAAGAACGATTACACGGGTTATGAAATCATGGGCGAAGATGAGTTGGTAGAGGACCTCACCAGTAACTACAAGCTGATGAACCCACAGTGGGACGGTGCTGCATTTGAGACAGAGGAATACTCGCACCATCCATTAGACGACATACCATTCTAAAAAGGAGAAAGATATGGCGGTAGTAGTAGATTTTGCGGATTGCTTAGAAGAGTTCAAGTATGGGCAAAGCTTCATAGAAGCTATCTCAGAAGTATCGGCTTACCTGGGCAGACGTTTTGACACGTTGGATACTAATATGCATGATGACATGGAAACATTTGACAATGGGCCCAGGACAGAGGCTAGTTGGAATCTACCTGGGACCCCGATAGTGTCCATGGTCACGGTATCGTGTATGCCGGACTGGGAATATGGAAGCAAGAAGGGCTCGAACCCGATTGTTGTGGAGTTGCACCCGAGGTGTTTAGAAAGTTTTAACGCGAACGGGATAGGCAGCATTTTAGAGTCTAAATGGTTGGAAGTTAGGATGAGTAATACCTTGGAAGAGGTGAAGTCATTAGGTCAATTATGGGAGGAGTTACAGCATGCAGATAGAAATAACGGAGCGTAGGTTGGAGCGGATAATAGAATCCTTAGAAGATGTGTTGGCGGAAGAGCCATCGAACAACTGGGAGGAAAACATCCGGGAGAGTTTAAAAGTGCTCAGTGATGCGTTGGACGATTACCAAGCGTTAAAAGATGAAGAAATAAAAATTGGAGGAACAATATGAGTAAATGTGCCATAGCGTTGATGGATCCCTCATTGGAGGGCAAGTCATTGCTACCATGGAAAAAGAAGGGGTATGAGTGCTGGTCGTACCATCCTGATCACAAGGGAGAAGGGGAAACCAGTCAGGGGATTAGGATCTGCCACATAAAAACGCAGGACAACTACCTGGTAGACATATCGGACTATAAGATGGAGTTAGTTGAGAAGCACTACGATAAGGTAGCGTTTACAGCGATATTTCCGCCACATGCTAATCTGAGTTACATGGGGTCACAGTGGTGGGGCAAGAAAGCTTTGACTAACCCCGATTTCCAGGAAGAAAGCATATCGTTAGCATTGACGCTGCGTACACTGGCGGAGAACTGGGGGTCTCCATATTACATTGAGAACCCGGCAGGGGTGTTGTCCAAGTCTGATTATTTGGGCCTGGAGTGCATGATTATGGAGCCGTATGACTATGGTGGATACTTGGATGATACGGACTATGCGTTGTATGGTAATGAAGAGGTCCTCCCGAAGGGGGATTGGTACAGGAGGCGGCGTTCGGTCTGGACGGGCAACGAATTGAAATTACCCGAAAAGAGGGCAACGGACTGGAAGGGTGACATACGGTCTGTTATGACTAACAAGCGTAAGGACAAAAGAATCCTTCAGGACTATCCTCCCAGAGGATTTAACAAAGCAATATGCGAGGTGAACCATGGGTGATGTAATAGATTTTAAGACAAAAGAAGAATTGTTTAACAAAGAATTTTGGGAACAAGAAAAGAGCATGTCTTTGTACATGCAAGTAGGTGATGAAACTGATTCATTCATAGCGAGTAAAATAAAACATAATCTGCAACAAAATAATATTGGTGATTGGGATGATGATACTAGGACTTTTGATTTAGAAGAGGAAGAGGATTTTGAGATTCATAACATATGCAAAAGTGTATTGTTGGGAATGACCACTTCAGTGTTGATTTCAGTGCTCCGTTTTTTTGGGAAAGAAATGGGCAAACAAATCATTCTCAAGGCACTTCGGTTAGCAGAAAGGACAATTCTTAGGGAGAAAAGAAATGAGAAATGAATTGAGACTTACAGCAAACGAGCAGATAGAGGACGCAGCAAACGCTTACGCTGAGTGGGGGGATGTCCCGATGGAGGCCAAGCTAAAGATATACTTGGCCCAGGCTAAAGAAGATGAAGAGCTGTGGGAAAGTCTGTTTAATCAGGACGAAAAGTTTGACAACCATGGTGAGAATCTAATGGCTGACATGCTGGAGTTCGGGATGCTGGAAGATTACGTTAAGTTCCGCCAGGTGTTTTTCGTCAATCTGGACGCTTATCTGAGCGATAGCATATCGGACGAGTTTTACAAGACCCAAGAACGGTTTAAGCATAATCGTTATGGTCAGTAAAGTTCATTTCAGTTCTGCCAGGTCAGACTGGGCTACTCCCCAGGAGTTCTTTGACGAATTAGACAAAGAGTTTAAGTTCTCCTGGGACGTATGCGCGGAACATCATACCGCTAAATGTCCTGGTTATTGGACCGTGGAGGACGATAGCTTATCCAGGACCTGGGAGGGGGTTTGTTACATGAACCCTCCCTATGGGCGTGAGATAACAAAATGGATGCAAAAAGCGTATGAATCATCCCGACAGGGGGTAACAGTGGTATGCCTGGTGCCTTCCCGAACGGACACTAAGTGGTGGCATGATTATGTGATGTTTGCCGATGAGATCCGTTTTGTGAAGGGACGACTCAAATTCGACGGGCACAAGAACAGTGCCCCTTTCCCCAGTGCCGTGGTAATTTTCAAAGGCATTAAAAAAACTGCCGAAGAAGCCCGACACTGGGCTCTCCAAAACTGTAGTTAACTGCTCTGTTTTTGTACGTTAGCAAACATTCTAATCATATCTGCATCTGACGGATTCTTCGATGCCAGCTCAACCAGGAATGCTACCTGTTGGGCTGGTGATCGATGATTCACCATCGCAATTTCCCATAGTGTGTCCAACGTATCGACTGGTACAGCTAATGATCTAAATTTTTTCCTTTCTTTCTTTTCCATGATAACTCCTATTATCTTAACCATTCTTTTAATTCTTCACCCATCACCACACTGGCGATATCCATTTTGTTGCGAAGTGCCTTGACGATGCGCTCGTCGATTGTTCCCTCGCAAATCAAATCTATGTATGTCACGTTGTTTTTCTGACCAATGCGATGCGCTCTGTCTTCCGACTGAGTGCGTACAGCCAAATCAAACGAGTTAGCAAAGTAGATGACATTCTGGGCAGCAGTCAAAGTAATGCCCATGCCGCCTGTTTGTGGGTTCCCAACAAAGTACTGGGCCTTCCCGTTCTGAAACTTCTCAATAGCCGTGGACCGTGCTTCGTCGGTCGTGTCCCCGAAGTAACTCACCACAGAGTGATGTCCGTGGAGCTGGGACAATGCTGCTTCGATTCGTATTACATCGTATCGGAATCGTGACCAGATAATCGCTTTGCCTTCTACTTCTTCCAGGCAATCCATCAGCTCGTTAAGACGGTTGTCTTTTACTTCAATGACGTTGCCTTCATCTGACTTAGTGTGCCCCGACAGGACCTGCTGCATACGCAGTAACTGGGTCATGACGTTGTTTGCGGTCATGAACTCATGGTCATCCAGGTGTGCCATGGCATACTCTTTTAAGTCTTTATAAATTCTTTTCTGCTCGTCAGTCATGCTGACGTTACGCTGTATGTATACTTTGTCAGGTAAGTCCAGACAGTCTTTCTTTAACACCCTGGACGAGAACCCGTTAATAATATGTGTAAGCTGTTCGAGGTTTCGGTATCCGACGACCATATTAAAAGAGTGCGACCCAACGCTACGTTTTTTCATAATTGCGTAACGGTGTTGGAACTGGTGAAAACTTTTACCACAGTCTCCCAACAATCTCTCGTCCATAAATCGACATTGCGCCCAGAGGTCCATTGGTGATTGAGTGACCGGGAATCCTGATAGGACCCGACGGTACATTGCGTTCTTACCCAACTTAATCAGGGCTTTGGTGCGCCTGGCCTTGGGGCTCTTTATCGTCGTGGACTCATCAATCGCCAGCATTGCCCTGGAGTGCAGCAACAACTTTTCTAAATACTTTACGCCTTTCACGGTGCTCAACGCTTCTACGTTCATGATAAATATGCGTAACCCGTCGAACTCTTCAAACAGATCTAACAAATTTTGTTTCTGTCTCTTATTAGAAGAAGCCTTCCACACCACCATTTTGTGCTCGATGGTATCTGGCAAATGAGTAGGTATCTCGAGGTTCGCCCAGTTTCGATAGACTCCCTTGGGAGCAATCACAATGAACGTATCGATCTTGCGTTGCTCATACAAAATACCTGCATTGTCTATACAGACTTTCGACTTTCCTGTGCCCATTTCCATGAAAAACGCATAATTTATGCGGTTCCAAGAATTTTTTAAAACATCTGCTTGATGTTGAAATGGTTTTGTTTTAAATTTGTATTTGTCCGACATGGGCGCATTATAACATTATTTTATATATTTGCAATTAAATACTTGCAATTAAATATAATCTGATGATATATTCTGATGAATCGACACTATTGTCGCAAACAAGAAGGCAGAAAGGAGTAGAAATGTGACTGTATTCGTTACGCAAGAAAATCCCCGTGCAGATGTTGTATCTGCGACCAAATGGGGTGAATTAATCCCTTTGTCTTCTAGCCATGAACAAGTCCACTTGGACCCTGCTCGAGTTGTTTCTCAAATAAAGAGAAAGCTCCAGGACTTCAATGACGATGATTATTTATTGGCGATGGGAGATCCTGCCATTATCGGAATCGCATTTGCAATAGCCTCCGACCGCAACAACGGTCGCATAAATTTATTGAAGTGGGACAAGATAGAGCGCATGTATTACGAGGTGAGTATTCGTGTGCGTGGTGGGATTGGAGACTTAACAACCTGAAGAGGAAATACTTCGATGAGCGAAGATATATTTGATGCAATAGAAGCAGAAAGCAATAAATTTGCTGACGTAACTGTCGAAGGAGGCAGTGAGTTAAGTGAATTAATTATTAAGGCTAATACGATTAAAGCAAGTATTGAAAACATTGAGGAAAGCAATAAAACAGCCAAAGCTCAATTAAATAAATATTTGTTTGAATTGATTCCGGCAAAAATGGCAGAGATGGGATTGGATAAAGTTGAAGCTGATGGGCATACCGTGAGTCTCAAACAATTTGTCTCAGCTACGATGCCGAAAGACCCCACTGAAAAGGCGATGGCTTTTGATTATCTGAGGAAGATTGGAAAGGGAGACTTCATCAAAAATGATGTGAGTATATCTTTTGGTGTTTCTGAAGATGATACAGCTGTGAAGCTGCAAGCGGAATTGGATGGACATGGATATGAAACGTCCTCCAAGACATGGGTCGAGCCTCAAACTTTAAAAAAGATGCTTCGAGAATCAATAGAGAATGGTGAAAACATTGAACTAGAAAGATTCAACGCATTTATTGGAACAACAGCCGTAATTAAAGGAGCAAAGTAATATGGCCGTAACTAAAGAAAAAATATCCAAGGATTTGGAACAAGCGTTTTTGGATAACGCAAACGTGGGCATGGAAGAGGTCGGCAAAGACGATCTTCAAATGCCTTTTATTCGGGCACTCCAGCCGTTATCCCCTCAAATTAAGAAAAGCGATAGCGAGTATATTGATGGGGCATCGGCAGGAGACATATTCAATACTGTCACCAGACAAGTCTGGGAAGGCGATAAGGGAGTTATTGTGATCCCAGTATACTATCAAATGAAGTTCCTGGAGTTTGTTCCACGGGCATCAGGCGGTGGTTTTGTCAGCGAGTTAGCTCCGACAGACCCCATGATTGCAGAAGCTCAACGCGATGAGAACAACATCGAGATGCTGAAGTCCGGCAATGAGCTTGTGCGTACCGCGCAGCATTATGTGAAAATCGTCCATGAGGACGGTTCTCTGGAATCTGCTGTTGTGGATCTGAAGAAGACAGGACTCAAGAAATCCAGAGTCTGGAATTCACTCATGTCTATGCAAAAAATAAAAGGCAAAACAATGCCGTCTTTTGCAAACATGTACCGTCTAACCACGATTGAAGAATCGAATGATAAAGGGTCATGGTACAACATGAATCCTCAACTAGAGGGAACTATCAAGGAAATGGACGCTTTCAGCGAGGCGAGGGAATTTAACCAAGCCTTAAAAGATGGCGTTATTGCACTTGCTCCACCCAGCCAGGAGCAAGCGCAGCTTGGTTCGGACGAAGAAGTCCCATTCTAGTGAGGTGTGCCCCCCGCATGGGGGGCATTTTTCATGAGTTTAGCACAAAAATTCTTTTTGTATTTTTCTGGAT